AATTTTTTATTAAAAATTATAACGATTAAAAATTATAACGATAATGTTGGAACATAAAGCTACTTGTTGAAGATAGCTTTTTAATTGGAGGGAACGATATGGATATTGGAATGTTTATAAAGAAATGTTTTGAAATAGGGATTTCATTATTGAATAAAGAAAAGCTAACAGAGGAGGAGAAAGAACTTTTAAACGCTCTAGATAGTTTAGAAAAATGGATCCAAGATAGAATCCTTTTTGAGAATTAAGACTTTGGATAAATTAAGCGGGGTGAGGTGATGTGAAGCTAACAGAGAAGCAAAAGGCATTTTGCGATTATTACATTGAGACATTAAATGCTACTGAAAGCTACAAAAAAGCAGGATATAAAGTCAAAACAGATGGTGCAGCTAGAGTTAATGCTTCAAGATTGCTAACAAATGCTAACGTTAGGAAATACATCGAAGAGAGAATGAAGCAAAAAGAATCCGAGCGCATTGCCTCACAAGATGAGGTTCTGGAGTTCCTCACGCGAGTTATGCGTGGGCAAGAAGTTGAGGAAGTGGTCGGGTTTACTGAGTATGGGGCAGTAAAAGAGAAGAAAACACCGAGTGCCAGGGACAGAGTAAAAGCAGCCGAACTTTTAGGCAAAAGGTATGCGTTATTCACTGAAAAAGTCAACGTCGAAGGGAACATGGGCGTTGCTATTATAGATGATATAAAAGAAGATGATAGTGATGACGCAAGTTAGACTTAGCGAATTAGTCGCACCGAGTTTCTACGAGATCCACAATGACATAAAGCATAATAGATATACTCATTACTGGCTTAAAGGTGGCCGTGGCTCAACCAAATCCTCTTTCGTGAGCATTGAAATCATCCTCGGCGTAATGAAGGACCCTAACGCTAATGCAGTGGCCCTGAGAAAAGTTAAGGAGACTATCAAAGATAGCGTATTCGAGCAGTTAGTGTGGGCAATTGAGAAGCTGAAAGTTACTGAATACTGGGAGATAAAGCACAACCCTATGGAATTGACATATCTACCTACGGGACAAAAAATATTGTTCCGTGGCGCTGATAAGCCAAGGAAGATTAAATCCATCAAAGTAAGCCGGGGATATGTAAAGTTTATCTGGTATGAAGAAGTTGACGAATTCCTCGGAATGGAAGAAATCCGAATCATTAATCAGTCCTTGATGCGTGGCGGAGAGCAGTTTGTCGTCTTTTATACTTACAATCCTCCAAACAGGGTTAACGCTTGGGTGAATGAAGAAATACTGATTGATAGACCGGACAGAAAGGTCCATCATAGCACGTATTTGACTGTTCCTCGAGATTGGCTTGGGGAACAGTTTTTTATTGAGGCAGAACATCTTAAAAAAGTTAACGAGAAAGCGTATAGGCACGAGTATTTAGGTGAAGTCACCGGCACAGGCGGCGAGGTATTTACAAACGTGAAAGCAAGGAAGATAAATGACGAGGAAATAAAAGCATTTGACAGGATAAAAAGAGGACTGGACTTTGGCTATGCTGTTGACCCGGCAGCTTACATTGTGTGCCACTTTGATAAAACAAGGCGGCGGCTTTATATATTTCACGAGATATTCCAGGTCGGCTTGAGCAATAGGAAATTGGCAGAGTTAATTAAGAAAGAAAACAAAAGCAATAAGTTAGTGGTTGCGGACAGCGCGGAGCCAAAGTCAATAGCCGAATTGCGTGGTTATGGAATCAACATAAGGGGAGCGAAAAAAGGACCGGACAGCGTTGAATATGGAATAAAGTTTTTGCAAGACCTTGAAGAGATAATAATTGACCCTGAGCGATGTCCAAATACATTGCGAGAGTTCGTAAATTATGAACTTGAGAAAGACAAAGACGGCAATTTTAAAGCTGAATTCCCGGATAAAAACAACCACACGATCGATGCTGTTAGGTATGCGCTTGAGGATGATATGAGGACGGGCGGCCTATCAATTTTAAAGTGAAGAAGGTGAGAAAGGTTGCTGCTTAATCTTTTTAATTTCAGGAACTTTAAAGACTTATTCCGCAATGATATAAACATGATGACTGTAGAAGAAATTTTATATAACGAAATCAAAGAGTTCCAGGCATCCGATAGAAGGGCCTGGATGGTTATTGGCGATAGATATTACCGGTGCGAAAATGACATCCTTAACAGGCGTATAGTACGCCATACAGAGAGCGGAGACATTGAAGATAGGTCAAAAGCAAACAATAGGTTGGCCCATGGTTTTGTTAAAAACCTTGTGGATGAAAAAATAGGATATCTGCTTACAAAGGATTATTCGCTGAAGTGCGACAATAAAGAATATATTGAGAAAGTTAAAAACGTCTTGGGTAAATATTTTCAATACACCCTTACCAGGCTCGGATATGAAGCGTCGAATAAAGGCATAGCATGGTTACAAGTTTACATAAATGAGCAGGGCAAATTTGGAATGATGATAATTCCTGCTGAACAGTGCGTTCCACTCTGGAAAGATAACACTCACACTGAACTTTATGGCATGATTAGATATTATGTGCAGACAGTTTATGAAGGCAAGGAAAAGAAGCAGATCACTCGCGTGGAATATTACACGGATAAAGAGGTTTATTTTTATGTTCTCGATAATGACCATCTTATCCCGGATATAGAGCAATATGAAGGAGGGCCCATACTACACTATAAAAAAGGGGAAGAAGGCCGAAGTTGGGGGAAAGTGCCTTTTATTGCCTGGAAGAATAACCATCTTGAATATCCGGATGTTAAATTCATTAAATCGCTTGTGGACGCTTACGATAAGTCACGGAGTGAAATAGATAATTTCATTGAAGAAACAAAAAATCTTATCTATGTTTTAAAAGGCTATGGCGGAGAAAATTTATCTGATTTCATGAAAGACCTTAATTACTACCGGGCTATAAAAATAGATGATCCAGAGCATGGTGGAGTTGATACACTAACACCGAAAATAGATATTCAGGCAGCAAAGGAACATTTCGAACAATTAAAGCGGGATATAAATGAGTTTGGCCAAGGTGTGCCCAAGGACCTTGACAAATATGGCAATTCTCCCAGTGGGACAGCATTGAAGTTTTTATATAGTGGGCTGGATTTAAAATGCAACCACTTGGAAGTAGAATTTAGACAGTCATTTAATCAGCTTTTGTATTTTGTAAACAGATATCTCGCAGAAAACGGTCAGGGAAATTATGAGAATGAAAATGTAGAGCTAATTTTCAATAGAGATATACAGATTAATGAAACTGAAACTATCAATAATTGTGTTAACAGTAAAGGCATTATTAGCGATGAGACTATCCTTGCAAATCATCCATGGGTGTCTGATGTAGAAGAAGAATTAAAGCAGATTGAGAAAGAAAGAAAATCAGAGGAACCGCCAATGTTTGGTGAGGGGGATGAAGAGTGAAAGTAAGAGAACTGGTTGAAATATTAAAGGAACTAGACCAGGAGCAAGAGATAAGGTATAGTTCATATGAATTTCTCGGGGATTTTAAGATTGAAGGAGTTGAAGAAGCAGAACATGAAGGAATTAAGTACTATAACATAAAGTAGGTGGTAGTTAGTGAATAAAAAGGACATAACCTACTGGGAAAAACGACAGGAACGGAAATATCTGGCCGGAGAGAAGAAGCTTGATGAATATTATAAAGGTTTGCAGAAAGCGTTTAGACAAGCAAAACGAGAAATCCAGAGTGTTATAAATGATTTCTACATGCGATATGCAAAAGAAAACAAAGTATCCTATGCTGAAGCCCAAAAACTACTTGATAAGGCAGAAATAGGCGAGCTGCAGGACTTTATAGACCTTGTTAATAAGAATATGGGCAAGTATAATCGAAAGCTTAACAATATGTCTATAAAAGCCAGAATTACCCGCTATCAAGCGCTAGAAAAGCAGATAGATGCTATACTACAGCAATTATATGCTATTGAGTATGAGTATAAAGGTAAAGAGCTACTGAAGGAAGTATATGAGGATTCTTATTATCGTACCTGGTTTAACATAGACCAGTACCACGGCTTTCATCAGGAGTTCGCACAGATTAATCCTAGAACTATAGAAGAGTTGATAAAATATCCTTGGAATGGAGCAAGTTTTTCTGATAGGATATGGAAGCAAAAAGACCATATGCTGCAGGTATTAAAAGAAGACATTACTACTATGTTAATACAAGGGAAAAATCCTCAAACATTAGCAAGAGATTTCGCAAGAAGGTTTAAAACAAAAGAATATGAAGCATATAGGCTGCTACATACAGAGAGCAGTTTTATTATCGAACAGGGAACTTTAGCAGCATATAAAGAAGATGGGGTGGAGAAGTATCAGATTCTGGCTACTCTGGACATGAGGACATCGGATATATGCAGAAGTGAGGATGGGAAAATATATGATGTGGATGAGGCGACAGTGGGAGTAAATTATCCTCCATATCATCCATTTTGTAGGACCACAACAGTGCCATATTATGAGGATGCTGAGGTAGGTACAAGGGTTGCGCGTGATCCGGTAACAGGTAGAAGTTATGAAGTTCCAGCGAATATGACATATGAGCAATGGAAAAATAGATATATAGATCAACCTGACAATATTATTCGCCAAGAGATACTGAGTAATCCTGAAAGACTTGATAATTATAGTATCCAACATTATAATAAGCATAAAGAAGGAACCAAACAATATGAGCAGTATAAGCAATCAAGACTTAAAAAAGGTCAAACTGAACAAAGCAGTTTACTAATTTCTTACGATGAAGCTAAAGAAATAATAAAAAAATATGCTGGTACTGGAGTATTTAGTAGAGACAGGAAAGGGAAATGGAGAAATGAGGAATTTGTGGATGTAGATTCTATAATTGGTGTTGTGCATAATATTGATGGGACAGTAACGCCTACTAATAGAATTCAAATAAAATATGGGAAGAACAGCGTGCACATTGTACCTGTATTACCAAGAAAGGAGAGAAATAAATGAATCTTTGTGAATATCAAGGTAAAAATGTAAGAGTTATTACGACAGACGGGCAGAAGATTGAGGGGTATGTAATAGCTTTTACAGATGAAGAGGAATGGGACGAGACCGATCCCGAGGGCAATAGTATTTCAATTGAAAATGATGAAGGCATTATTGGGATTTATGAAAAAGAAATAAAATCAATTGAAGTAATGAAAGGCTAAACACCATCTATCATGAATAACGATAGATGGTGTTTTTATATCTATGGAAGCACTTGGTGAAGGCCAAGTGCTTTTATTATGCCGTCTTTTCGGTACTGCAGACGTAAAAGAACAGGACACTCGTGGAAGCGACCACGAAAAAAAGCGTAGTGAAGATGAAAGGAGAATGGAAATGACAAAAGAACAGTTAATGGAAATGGGGTTAACTGAAGAACAAGCTGAGAAGGTTCTAGTTATATATAAAGAAGATTTAAAAAGCTTTATCCCTAAAGCTAGATTTGATGAAGTAAATGAAGCCAAAAAGAATTTAGAGGAACAACTTAAAGACAGAGATAAGCAGTTAAAGGATCTTGGTGAAAAAGTAAAAGATAATGAAGAATTAACTAAGCAAATAAAAGACCTTCAAGAAGCCAACAAAAAAGCTAAAGAAGAGTATGAAACAAAGATTAAGAATCTTACATTAGACAACGCTATAAAACTTGCTTTAAAAGAACATAAGGCAAAATATGAGGACCTTCTTGTAAATAAGTTTGACAGAGAAAAACTCGTTATCAAAGATGATGGCACTATAGAAGGATTAAATGAACAAATAGCAGCTTTAAAAGAAAATTACAAAGACTTATTTGAGCAGCCTTTAAGTGGACATACCCCTAATAATACCGGAGATAATCCTGAGGGAGGAGAGCTTCAACAAATAGCCAATACTATCAGACAAAATTTAGGATTTTAAGAAAGGAGAGCGTAAAATATGGCTAATGTATTAGAATATGCAAAAATATTTATGCAAGAACTTGATAAGCAGGTAGTGGCACAAGCTACATCTGGATGGATGGAAGCTAATGCAGGCTTAGTTAAGTACAATGGTGGTAATGAGGTAAAAATACCAGTTATAGACATGGATGCATTAGGAGATTATGACAGGGCTAATGGATTTGTTGACGGGTCAGTAAATTTAACATATGAAACAAAAATTATGACTCAAGATAGAGGCAGAACTTTCATGCTTGACCGCATGGATGTAGATGAAACTAACTTTGTAGCAACTGCTGCTAATGTCATGGGAGAATTCCAGAGAACAAAGGTTATTCCTGAAATCGATGCGTACAGGTATTCCAGCATTGCAAGCCAGGCTATTGAAAAAGGTGTAGCAGTTGGTGGCTATACTCCTTCAGAAACCGACATACTTAAGAAGCTGAAAGAAGATGTCTATGCAATATATGATGTGGCCGGAGAAATTCCTCTGGTCATTATCATGAACATGCAGGTCGCTGCAATACTGGAGAATTCCACAGAATTAAGTAAAACGTTATCGGTTATTGATTTCACTCAGGGGGATATTAAAACCTCGGTGAGGGCTATTGATAACAACCCAATAATCAAAGTGCCTTCCGCACGAATGAAGACAAAATATGTATTCTATGATGGCAAAACCGCAGGCCAGGAAGCAGGTGGATTTACACCAGCTGAAGATGCTAAAAACATCAACTGGATTATTTGTCCAAGGACTGCGCCTATAGCTGTATCTAAAACAGATAACATAAGGATATTTACTCCTGAACAAAACCAAAAGGCTGACGCATGGAAGATCGATTACAGAAAATATCACGACCTCTGGATAAAGGACAATCAGTTTAAAGCAATTCGTGTAAACATCAAAGAGGCCATAGCATAGGAGTGATGCCGGATGTATAAACTTGAAAAGCTCAATGTAGTCAAAATCGTACCGACGGAACATGAACGGGAAAAACTCTTGGCTAAAGGCTTTAAGGATGCGGAGAAAGAGGAAAAGAAAGAGGAAAAGAAAAAGGATGAGAAGAAGGCTGCTAAATAGCGGCCTTCTCCCTCTTTTCTACCCTAAAAGGGGTGAGTATATGTCCATTGAAGAAATGCTTACAAAAGTAAAGAGTAACCTCAAAATTGAGGATGATAGCAAGGACCTAATCATAACTGACATTATTCAGGAGTGTCTGAACTACTGCAACCTCAAAGAGCCGCCGGCAGAACTGGAACCATTTATCCGCCGCAAGGTCAAAACCATCATTGACTATGAGGCCGAGACCGGAGGTAGTTCAGTATTTGACGTGACCTCAATAAAAGAGGGTGATACCTCTATAACTTACAACACTGACGAGGTTTCCAGAGAAACTATCTACGGCCTGTCTGAAAAAGACAAGCAGGCCTTGATGCGATTCCGGAGGTTACGAAGATGAGCGTATTGCAAAGACTTTGGAAAGACCGAATGGATATATATCGTTGGGTTGAGGTTGTAGAGGGCGGCTTCACAAAACAGAAAAAGGAGAAGATTTACGAAAACGTCAAATGCCATTACAGTAAAGGCCAACTGGTTAACACGGGAGAAGACAGTGTGCCCACATTGATAACTTCTCACACTTTGTTTTGTGGTCCAGATGTGGACCTTCAAGAAGGTGATGAGGTGGTTGTTACCCAGCGGAATGGCAAGCAGGTAACCCTGACAGTAGGTGAGGGTTTTCCGTACAGCACTCACCAGGAGTTTTCCGTGAAACGGGTGGATACGGCATGAGCAACTATCGCACAAATAAGGCCGCAATAGATAAATTCCGGAGAGAATTGAAAGCCATGCTGGGTGACATTTCTGAAATTGACAAGAGGGTTTTGGATAAAGCTGTGAGTATAGGCCTTGCTGATGCCAAAAGAAATACGCCGGTGGATACCGGTTTCATGCGGCGAAGTTGGCATGTAATGCCTACGAAGAAAACTTCGCAAGGTGTTGAAAAGGAGTTGATTAATTCTGCAGATTATAGTTCCTTTGTGAACTACGGTCATAGGGTGGTCAACAAGAAAGGTGAAACAGTTGGCTGGGTAAAAGGCCAGTTTATATTGGAGAAAGCAGTAAACACAGTAGAAAAGGCTTTAGCAAAAGAATTTGAAAAAGAAGTGGAGAGGGTGAACAGGAAACATGATAAGTGAAATTAAGCAGGCTATTGCTCAGAAAATCCATGAACAGTATCCTTCATCTACTATCTACGATGAAGACATTCCTCAAAACTTCAAAACACCCTCTTTTTTGGTAACCGTCATTGAACAAAGCTATGGCAAGAGGCTCGCCAACAAATACAACAGCACCGTTTCCTTTGATGTGGCCTATTTCAGCGATAAGGGGAAAAACGAGGTCAAATCCGACTGCCAGGCGGTACAAGTGAACCTGCTACGGGCTTTCGACCTGGTGGGAACCTTCCGGGTTCAGAACCTGCAGGCAACTATCGTGGATAACGTGCTGCATATTACCTTTGATGTGAGGTATTCGGAGATAAAGACAGGCGAAGAGATTCCAAAAATGCAAGCTCAAGCAACAAATACAGATATAAAGACCAGCTAATTAAAGTCAAGAGTTTTTAAGAAAAAATTTTAAGAATTTTCTAAAACTCCTGACAGCGAAAAAAGGCACAACGACAAGACCACCT